GACCATGTGCGCCCACTTCACGCCAAACTTGCGTGCGAACTTCCATTGAAACTTCGCAACCTCTTCGCCTGTGACTAGCCACTTGCCAGTGAGGAAGGTCTTGAGTGCGGCTTCGATTTCATGATGATCGAAGTAGGGACCGGAGTAGTACACCGGAGTCTTTCCCGGTTCGAATTCAGCACCGGCATTGTATGCCCATGGCGGCAGTTCCTTCGCGAGTTCGTGAATGTAGAAGTGCCGTTGTTCAGGTGTAAGTTTCATTATGACTCCAATAACTCTAACAAGTATTGACCATACGCAGACTTCTCGCACAATTGCGCAGTTAGTCTTAGAGCGTTCTGGTCGATCCAACCTCTATTATACGCGATTTCGTGCGGATTGCCAACCATATATCCGTGATGTTTTTGAATCGACTGTACGAGATTAGAGGCTTCCAATAGCGAGTCTGCGGTTCCGGTGTCGAACCAGATCATGCCGCGCAGAAGACTAACCACTCTTAGAGAGTCCTCATTCATATAACTCTTCAACGTATCTGTAATCTCTAATTCGCCGCGACCACTTGGCTTCTGCTCTCGGACCTTGTAGAAAACGGTGGAATCGAAAACATACAGTCCAGTGATAGCAAGATTAGACTTAGGGTGCTTCGGTTTCTCTTCAATATCAATGGCTTGCCCACGCTCGTCAATTTGAATTACACCGAATCTTTCGGGGTCTTTCACTTTTGCGACAACACAGGCTGCGTGGGTACTTGCTACGGCATCCTGTAGCAGTTCGCTCAAAGCACTGCCGTAGAAGATATTGTCACCGAGGACTAATACGAATTTGGAGAACTCCGTGACCATGTGCGGATAGGTCTTCGCGACCACGTTGAATGCGTCTGCGATTCCACGCGGATAGTCCTGTACGGCAAACTGGACATTGATGCCCATGCGTTCATCCGCGTCCCACAACAAGGTCTTGAAGACCTCTTGTTCTTCCGGCGTAGTGATTACAACATAGTCCCGAATCCCTGCCAACATGAGAGTTGACAGCGGATAGTAGATCAGGGGCTTGTCGTAGATTGGGAGAACTTGCTTGGTTGTAGCAAATGTGGCGGGATAGAGGCGCGAGCTTTTGCCGCCTGCGAGTATGATTCCGAGGCATTTCGACATGACTTCACCCATTCAAGATTATTACGATACCATTCCACTGTCTCTCTAAGTCCACGCGGGAAGTGTCTTATCGGCTTCCAACCCGTATGAAGATAGAGTTTATCACTATCTATGTCGTAGCGGAAGTCGTGTCCCTTCCGGTCTTCGACCAATTGAATCTGTTCGAACGAGCCGCCAATCGCTCCAATGATGGAGGTCGCAACTTCGATGTTCGTCTTCTGCGTTCCGCCACCGATACAATACTGCTCGCCAATGCGTCCGCGTTCTAGCACCGCAATCAGCGCATCCACATGGTCGTCCACATGGAGCCAATCGCGAATGTTCATACCCGTACCGTAGACAGGAATTCTCTCACCCGCGAGCATCTTACGAATGACCGTAGGAATGAACTTCTCCGGATGCTGATACGGACCATAGTTGTTGGAGCAATTGGTGATGTTCACTTTCAATCCGTGCGTGACAGCGAACGCTCGCACGAAATGATCCGAAGCGGCTTTCGACGCAGCATAGGGACTGCGAGGCGCGTAAGCCGTCTGTTCGTTGAACGGAGGATCATTGAGTCCGAGGGAGCCGAAAACTTCATCCGTGGAGATATGAATCAGATGGCATCCCGGTCTGTGCTTCTTGATTTGCTCTAGAAGATTAACGGTGCCGTACACGTTGGAGTGAAGGAACGGATTGGCATTCTCAATGGAGTTGTCTACATGCGACTCGGCTGCGAAGTGGAAGCAGGCGCGAGGCATGTACTCGTTGAGTAGGCTTGATACGTCACGCGGATCCGCAACGTCACCGACATGAACGGTCACGGTCTTGCGAACGGGTTGAATGTTGAGCGGGTTGGCTGCGTAGGTCAACTTGTCGAGAATGACCAGAGGCTCGTCATTGAGCATAGACCAACGGCGCACGAATGCGCTACCAATGAATCCCAATCCACCTGTCACTAAAATAGTCATAACTAAGCCCCAATGTCACTATTATAGACGTTCCATCAGAATACGTAAGTATCTAGGTCCGGTATCTGTACCGGTTGTTCCTCTGAACTGATAATTCACTTGATACCTTTGACCGGCAATCGTAGCCATCACTTTGATGTTGGCATACTTACGCACACCCTTCTCGGGATATGAATAAGACTTTTCCGATAGACCAGAGATTGTAACGTTAAGAGGTCTGGAAACTTTCTTGACATATACATCACCCATGGTCTTCTTATGGATGATAACCAGATCGTGACCGATAGCATTAGAAAGCAAGTCGCCTAGATTCTTTGCTACTCTACCGTAGTTAGGTGCTGACGTAACGCAAGAATATTCTTCGCCAAAACCACCGGTCCTGATTCCGTCGAATCCGAAATACTCGTTTATCTGTACCTGTGTTCCTTTGTCAAGGAAGTACCGGAAGATAGAAGATGACGTGACGTAGTAAGTCACGGAGGATTTCAGGGACAGATAAATCTTCTTGCCCTTATCGGTTACAAGCGTAAGATCAGAAAGAGTCTCGCCCTTTGAGTTGGTGATATCAATCTCACGTCCGTTGAATCGAAGTTCGCGTTTCTTGTTCTTGAATCCTTCGTGTTCAACCTCATAGCCCTTGTCGGTTGGAAGGTCGATTTCCTGTATCAATTCCTTGAGAACGTCACCGTGGCGAAGTTCCTTTAGATCGACTCCATTCAAGTAGTTCTCTAGGTCGAGCTTCACTTCCTTTTCAAAGGAAAGTCCACCCGCACCTTTTGCGCGAATGGGCTTGAAGATAATGTCGGTGCCACCCAAGTCGAGAACGTCGATGGATGAAGACTTAGCTTTCTTGAATACGGACTTGAACGGAACCTTCTGCTTCTTGAGCGCAGCTTCCAGTTGTTTCTTGGCAGTAACCCTGTCCTTGGAATGAACCACGATGTTAGTGGTCTTTCCAACTTTCTTTACGTCTACCTTGTCTTTGGGTAACGCTTTCTTGATTGCTGTTAGGACATTCATTACACTTTGATTCTACCGAATTTGTTGTCGCCCTTTGGTTGAGTCGGCTGACCGGCATCTACCAAACCCTGCTGTGCCGTAGGGTTTAGATCATACAGGCGCATCTTTGCCCTGTCAATACCCACGGTGAACCTCTTATTTAGCGTGGGATCATTGTACCGGTTTTTCAATTGCTTAACCATGATCTGCCCCAAGGCTTCCAACTCTTCGGTAGAAATCAAAGCAAACATGAGGTCAGCCGTCGCAGGCAGACCGAAGGATTCAGACGTATCTTCCAGACCGGGATCCGAGGAAGAGAATCCGGAACGAGTGGTTTGTGTCGCAGAAACAACAGGCACATCGAACTCCACCGCAAGACCACGCAGTTCTTCCGCAATGGCTTTGACGTAGGTGTACGAGTTGATGTTCGCTCCCGGCTTGATGCGAGCGGACGCACAGATGTTCAGATAGTCGATGAAGATGATATCAGGCTTGAAGTTGCGCTTGAGCTTGAGGTCTTGGAGCAAGGCGCGGAAGTGCGAGGGATTTGCGGATGCCGTTGGGTATTCCTTGATGATCAGCTTACCCTTGACCTTCTGCTTCAACTTCTCCATGCGGGACTCGTACATGTCCTTGGACAGATTCTTTACATCGTCCATGGTCAGGTTCAACAGATTAGCGTCGATACGTTCTGCGATTCGCTCTTCCGCCATTTCAAGCGTGATGTATAGGACGTTGAATTGCTGCGACATAGCCGCCGCAGCAAAGTGGCACATGGCGAGCGACTTACCGACACCGGTTCCCGCAAGAATGATGTTCAGCGTCTTGCGAACAAGACCGCCGTTGGTTATCTTGTTGAAATACGTGAGGTCAAAAGGGATGCGCTTTTCGATACGATGGTAAAAATCATAACGATCAGCAGACATATCAAGATAATCGTGACCCACGTTAGGATCAAAGCTAACGCCGAGAGCATCAGAAAGCAAAGATGGAATAGCTCCCTTGCCGTGCTTGTCATCCTTACCGTCGAGGATTTGAATTGACTCCATGATAGCATTATAGATTGCCTTCTCTTGACACCACTTCTCTGTGGTATCTAGGAGCCATTCAGTATCAGTCTGTCCGAGGTCGGACGTAAGTTCTTCTAGAATCTTACCGCACGCCTTGAACTCACTCTCACTTAGGTCGTTTCGCTCTTGAAGTCCGAGCGCGAGTGCGCTTTGGCTTGGCAGGCTGTTGTACTTGAGAATGTACTGATTGATCTGGTCGAACAGTTTTCGTTCGGGGCTTTCGCTTAGATACTCGCTTTTCAAGAACGGGAGTGCTTTCCTCATGAAAGCTTCGTTCTTGATCAAGTTCGACAGTATCAGTGTCTCTGTTCTCATTCATCACCTGTTCTTTAACATTCAGCTTAGACTCGTCACTCACTGCGTCATTGAATAGAATGCGCAGAATGGTCGAGCTTAGATCTTGAAACTTGGGGCTAGTAACGTCAGCATTCTCGGGATTATACCGGACAATGGTGTTAAAGTCAACCAGACCTTCATCGTCCTCGCGTACCATGATATTACAGTAACGATACTCAACACCCGCAAACGGACCTCTAAGCACTCTTACGAGTAATCCAAGTTCATCGAAACTCAGTTCGAAATCCCTACCGTCCTTTAGTTTCTTCGTAGCCCACCAGAATTCAAGTCGGGCTTTGTATTCAAGGAGTTTGTTCTTCATCTTGTTCATCCTCGTCTTTATCGTGGAACACTGAGGCAAACCTATATTTAGCCTCTACCGCATTCTTGAAGGACTCGGACTCAAGGATCTGATCCCAAAACTCCGCGCTCTGCGTATCCGCGAGTCGCCACTTCTTGTCCTCAACTTCTCCTGTCTCGGTGTTGACGCGAGAGTACCAACCGACGTTCGGCTTAGTCACATGACCGGTTTCCAGTGCGATATCCATCAGACCGGAATACTTGTTGATGCCACCTTCGAACGTGACGGTGACAGGAATCTTCGACTTCTCGCGCACGTAGCGGGACTTCTCCACGTTGATGATGAACGAGTAGCCAATGACTTCCGTGCCTTCCTTCTCCTGCTGCCTGCCGAGAATGTAGATGTTGTCCGCAGAGTAGTACGAGCCTGTGCCACCACCGACGATATCCTTGGGATACAGACCGATTTCCTTGTAGGTGTGATTGACCACAACCATCGGAATGTCCTTGAGTGTCAGGTGCGGAGTGACCATACGGAACAGGGACTTGATCTGCTTGGCGCGAGTCATGTCAGCCACGCTCTTGCCCTCTAGCGCATCCTCAACTTCCTTCTTGGAAGCAAGGTTGCCGATAGAGTCGATGACGATCATGATACGTTCGCCACGCTGAATGTCCTTCAACTGGTTCATGATATCGAACTTCAACTGCTCTACATCCGTGACGGGAGTGTGAAGCACTCGGCTCGTATCAATGCCGAAGGTGTCGAAGTAGTTCTGCGGAGTTCCAAACTCAGAATCGTAGAACAGCACCACGCCTTCGGGATACTTCTGCTGATAGGCTTTCACCATGATCAGGCAGAATGCGGTCTTGAAGTTCTTTGACGGTCCTGCCCACATGGTCAGACCGGGAGTGAAACCACCGTCCAGTGATCCACCTAGCGCCACATTCAGCACCGGAATCTCTGTGGTGATCATGTCTTTGTCTTGGAAGAACTTAGACTTATCAAGAATAGCCGTATCCTTGATGGTCGAATTCTTCTTAATCTTGTCGAGCAAACTCATAGTTCAATCTCCATAAACGGTAGCTACAGTATACACGATATTCGTTCTCAAGTAAAGAAGGATTCAAGGGTTGAGCGTTTTTCGACTTCCCAACCAATACAACTTAGAAGTCCACGCATCGGATCAATGAATGTGCGTTCGAACTGTGCGTTGTAATCAATGTATTCCTCTAATTCCAGTTCTGGCGGCAGCTTGTTCATGAACGCAATCGTGTTGTTGCGATAAGGATTAGGCTGCTTTAGCAGGACGTACTTGATCTTCTCACCGTCCTGAATTAGAGGATACTTCTTAGTCAGACCCTTCTCTTTGATGATGTGGTTGTACAGGATGGCACCCTTACAGTGAATCGAAGTGCCGCTCTTGAACATGGTGACTTCATCGGTGTTCTTAGCGATACCGTTCACGCCAGATGGTGAAGAGATATCCTCCACCGAATAGTTCTTGAAGTCGCTACGGAACTGGTCAATGAACTTGATAGCCGCAGCGTTGTTGTCGTTCAGAATGATCTTGAGGCATTCGCGCATCTTAGCACGGACGATGGCAGGAGTGGTCGAGCGATTGGTTTCAAGTCCAACTGTCTTGACCTTCGGCTCCGCATACTTTACGCCTTCCTCGTCATACACGTTGAGGACGTAACGCTTCTTCGCGGTCCAGATAGCACGGTCACAGAGACTCTCGCGCTTCATCTGCATCTTCTGCTCGTAAGCGTGTACGTAGTCTGCGAGTTCCTGATAGGACTTGTCGATAAACGGCTGAAGCTTGTCCTCGCAAACCCTGTCGAGGAATTCGATGATCTTGTGCTTCGAAGCCATGACCTTACCATCCACACCGTAGACCTTGTTGACCAACCCTTCAAGGTTGAGATACATGGAGTCGGTGTCACCCGCAATCACGTAGTCCACACCTTCGGTCTTCAACAACGCATTCAGGTATGAGTTGATGTGAGATTCGATCCACTTGTAAGACAACTGACCACCGAGCGTGATAGCTTCGGCAATACGTATGTCGAAGAACCGGAAATACTGATTGCCGATTGCGCCATACGCTGAGTTAAGCGAGACTTTCTTCGCTTGCTGTAGGTTGTTGTAGCGAGCCACTTCACGTTGAAGGTACGCATACTGGTTTGGATCCTCTTTCGCAGCCTCAAGCTTTTTCTTGGCTTCGATGGCTTTCTTCTTGTAGACCACGCGACCCTTGTACATGTCGTCCATGATTTCCGCAAGGAAACCACGCTTCTTCGTGGAGAAGAATTGCTGATTGGACGTACAGGTAACACCCGTTCCTTTCAGGAAGTCTAGGTCGAGTTCCTTGTTCAGAAGAGCGTTCACACTCAACTTAGGACGCAGCGCACGCATTTCGTCGGTGTAGTCTGCCGTCTTGATTAGAGTCTCAGGCGACAGGTTGTACATCATGATCAAGTGCGGGTACAGGGAGTTCAAGTCAAACGAGACTACCCAATTGTACATTCCCGGCTTCGGCTCCTTGACATGCGCACCCGCATACTGAGCATCCTTCTTGCCAAGTTTCTGTAACGGGATGACGATACCCTTCTTCTTCAAGTGATTGAAGATGATAGCGTCCCACATGCGCACCTGTTGGTACACATCTTCGTAGTTACACTTGTTGTCGTAGGCGAGCGTGAGCGCAAGCTCAATTAGACGATTACAGTCCTTGCCGTTGGTTTCTAACTTCCAGACCAGTTCGGTGTCGCGAATGTTGTATTCGACATACAGTTGATAGTTGGTCGTGTAGAGGTGATGAAGGTTGTCGTAGTCATCAATGTCAGTCTTCGTTTCGTCCAATTCAACGGACGTGATGAATCCTAGCTTGTAGGATTCCTGCGAAGGATTCTTCGAATACTTCTTGTACAGGTCTTGATAGTCGAGAATCGCGATACCGTAAATCTCATAAGACTGATGCTCACGATCCTTAATGACCGTTTCCTTCGCACGCAGTTTCTTCCAAGGCGAAAGCTTGTTGACTTCGCCATCTTCCAGAACCCGCATCATGCGGTTAATGAGATAGGTAAGGTCGAAGAACTTGACGTTCCAACCGGTGACGATATCGGGATAGTTCTCGGTCCAGAACGCAACGAACTTTCGTAGAAGATCTGCTTCGTCCTTACACTTGTGGTAAGTTACGTCCGGACGATGTGGGACATATTCGCCGCAGCCGAAGGTGTCATACTTGCCATCGACTAGGATGGTAATCGCAGTGACTTCTTCCGTGGCTTCGCGAGGTTCAGGAAACCCGTTGGCGGAACTAACCTCAATGTCGAGATACGCAATTCGAATGTACTTCGCGTCCCACAACACTTCGTCGGGATGTGAATCCGCGATATAGGTGTACTC